ATGATTGTACCCGGCACCAGATTGATAGAGTCTGTGTTAATTACCCCATCATCGTCCATCTGGTAGATGCCAGAGATAGCCATCTGCGCATTCTCAAGCACAAGCTCAATGGTGAGATTGGTTGTCTTGATTGCACTGAGGCTGTTGACGAGTGGACCGCGCCCGTAGACTTCGCCTGCGGCCTTCGACCAGCGGAAGCAAACAAAAGGATTTGAGCCAGCACCCTCGAACATCTCCTCATAGATCATCTCCCCTTCTTGCTTTGCGATCACATAGAAGCCGTGACGCTCGACATTTGGTTTGTCGTACATGCGGCATACGACTTCGATAATCTTGATCTTGCGATCAGGCGAGTTAAGCACCTTCTGTGCAAACTCGGAGGACAGGACAGCCTTTGGGTATGCAAGCGGGATGTCGCGGTAACGCAGTTCACGCTCACGGTACACATGATCGATGCGATCATCAGGTCCGTTCTCAAGAACAATCTGAGGCAGTGGCACTGCATTGAATCGAATGGGGTTGATAGCATCACCCTCTTCGACAAGCAGGCACCCAGTACCAACTGCCAGATCTAGGAAACTTTCGTGTGCTTCCTGACCAAAGTTCGAGTTCTGTATAATCTCGAACACATACTCAGTGACTTCATCTAGCTCATTGTTGATGCGGTCAGCATCGACGCTCTCAACTTCACTGCCAGCAACAAAGTCAGCCCAACGTGCAAAGTTAGGGCAGATGCCATTCTGCAAACGAGATGCAAACTCCTGCACCCCGACGACAGCCGTCTCATCAAAGATGCGGTCATCGCGCCGCTGTCCGGGCGAAAGCTTGGTAAAGCCCTCGCGCTGTGGCAGCGCGTACTCGTAACACTCATCGAACAGGTTCTCGAATAGCTGGCGATGAGAACGTGCTTTGTCGTATCGCTCAAGATAGTTCTTGGCTAGGCCGTGCATTATTCGTTCCTGTATGGATTGTAATACCCAATGCCGCCAGACTGACCGGACATGAGTCCGCGTGGGCCTCTGCCCTTCTTGCGCCTTGCAACGGTATCCTCAAGCGCGTCATCTCTGCGGGCGCGCTTGTCTGCATTCTCTGCTGCCATGCGTTCCTGCCGCTCTGCCTCTATGGCAGGGTCAGGACCGGGAATCTTTGGTGGCGTGAAAATACACATACTGCCCTCTTACACTGCTGCTTAAATGCAGGACAACGCACAAATCACATACGCGACCATAAGCCTTGTCTGCGTTTCTTTGGACCACGAGTGAATACGTCATAGTCCCGGCTGGCTTGGAAGGAGCGTGCATTGGCGTTGTGGTTCATTACCTGCCTGCCTTCGCCTGCCCCGAGCATCAGATACTGGAGCGCATCGTGGATGTGGGAGAAGCGATTCTTCTCTGGCCGGTCATCATATCTCTCGCCCGATACCTGTATGCGCCTATAAGCATACCCGCCCTCAAAGCCCTTGATCAGTTCCTTGCAGCGCGGGTCGATCATAAAGCCTGCATGACCTTCAACCATGCGGGTAAGCGGCGCGCTCACAGCTTCAAGCCTGAGAGACACATCATTTGATGGAGCAGGGCGCGCCACCAGACCAGCACCTCTCAATACTTGGAACGGTGTGGATTCATCTGTCTGTGCGCGGAAGTCCCCCGATGGATCGCCAAAGATGCTGACCTCACAGTTCGCGTACCGCGTGGCAATCTCCGCACGCAGCAGTTCAGCAAACCGCACGATGCCCATATCAAACGCAACGATCTCCTGAAGGATAAACCAGCGTCCGCGTATCTTCTGCCCAAACACGGCAGCAGGGGTCAGGCCAAAGTCCAAACCAACAAAGACCGGCAATGAGTCACCAACAGGTATCTCTTCTTTGGCGACGTGCGTGTCACTGACAAACATATTGTATACCGGCTTGCCATCTTGGATCGTGCCAAGGCGGTTCATCACATACACATCGATCCATGTCTTGCTCTTACCTTGGATGAGGTTGGGATAATAAGAGGCCAGCATGTGCTTGGTGTTCTCGGCCTCTTTGTTCTTCTCGTAGGAATCTACTTCGCCTTCCTCGGTGCGTTTCTCTTTCATGCCGGGAGGCTGTGTGTAAAACCGCCAGTTCTCTGGCTTGACCAACATCTTGGCTTCCTCTGCCGGGATGTGATCAGGCACCGGAACCTCGCCAGCCATGATGGGCCACCAGTGATCTTCTTCAGGCGCGTTGGTATCTGCAATCACACCAGTCCAGCTTGGGCCACCTTCCCGCATGGAAGGGTATCGACCAACACGCATGGTGCAGGCATCGATGATGGACTTGGGTATCTCGCGTGCCTCGTTAATCCAGATGCCAGTCAGTTCGAGAGACAGCAGCTTCTTCACATCCTCTGGCCTGTCGAGTGCCAGGAATATTACCTCTAGCTCAATGTCGCCCTGTTTGATGTTGTGCGTATATGGGACAGACCAAGAAAACCTGCCCCAGTCCTCTTCAGGAAACCAGTCAAGCCACGTCTTGATTGTAGTCGTTCTAAGCTGCGGGTTCGTGTTTCGCACGATAGCCCAGCGGCTTTTTCGTTTACCGTCACTGTTCGGCTCCTGCTGTAACGCGCGCCGAAAGACTTCGACGCAACAGCCAACAGACTTGCCAGAGCCAACAGGTCCCCTGATGCCACGAAAGAATGTGTCGTCTTTCATGAAGGCTTTGAGGACTTCGCCGTCAGGCTTGTATTTAAATTTCATCTACCTTGTAGTCCTTACCAATGCGGATAAGGTTGGCAGCAACCTCGGGGCCAATGCTGGCTATCAGCTTGTCGGCTTCATAGTCTGTGCAGAATTCCCGTGGGTGATATTTCAGATGTACCTTCTTCACCACAGTACGCAGGATGCGCCTCTCTTCTGGCTTCAAGGCATGTAGGAACGTACTCATCTGTACCTTTTACTCACGCGCGCAGCGGCTTTGGGTTGCTTGGAGTGTTGCTTGCCAGCAGCTTTGTCCTTGCGCTTCTTGGCTGACGAGGCTGCATACTGGGATGAGGACATGGCCTTGATGGCTGCGGAAGGAAGATAACGCTCACCAGTGGCCTTGGAACCTTGTGTCGATGGCTTGCCAGACTTGGTGCGCCACTTCTGCTTGGTCCAGTTCATCAGGCTCCGCTGTGACTTTGCCCTAGCGATAGCCGCCTCCCTTGGCCTTATATTGCTTGGCCAGCATCTGGGCTTTGCGCGCCGACCACTGACCGGGCGCGCCGCCCTTGCCGCCAGCCTTGATGCGGTTGAACAGGTTCTTGCGCATGGTTGGTTTGGTGTAGTTACCAGCTTCGTTTACGCGGCTTGCCATATCTAAAACAGGGACCTGCGTCCCGGCCCTCTTGAGCTTGCGCTACTGCGCGCTTGGTTAAGTGCGATCATGCTGCGGCGATTGCCATCAGGTGTGGATGGATTGGTTGCCGACTCCGGGCGTTCTTGGACCGGCTGGTCTTCCTGCGCGTTCTCAGCTTCGCGTCTGCGCTGCTGCTGCTGGGCCTGATAAACTGTATCAGCGTCCTGCAACTCATCCCGGCCTGTTGCCAGTTCACCAGTCTCAGGATTGCGCGTGCCAATAACATCCCCACCAAATCCTGTGATCGGATCAAAACCAGCGCGCAGATCTCTGATCATCCGGTCAGCAAACATGTTGCCCACAGCATTCGCTGTATTAAGTACAGTGCCACCCGGCATCAAAGGATTGACTGTGTCAGCCCTGTTATCGATGCGCCGCTCCAGATTCCTGATGGCGAGATCTCTGACCTCTGATTCCTCTGGCTGTTCTCGCGGAGACGTAGCGGTGGCCTGAATCACTCCCGTGGCTTTTGGAGCGGCATTGCCCCTGCCTCGTTCTTGATCATAAAAACCAGAGGCACCACTTTGGGGCTGGTCACTACGCTCAACGTAACCAACCTTCAGACCAGTAGGGAGCTTGGAGGATGACTCCTTTACTGCGCCCTCTTGAGGTTCAGGACCACCGCCAACACACATTACTTTTTCTTCGCCTTCATGATCTTTTGTTGCAGAGCTTTAGGCAGCGCCTTCTGCTTCGATGTCAAACCGCCAGCCTTTTTGGCTGCGGCCTTCTTGGCTGGACGACCACGCTTGGAGCCGTATGTACCGGGACCCATTGGCATTACGCTTTACCTTTCTTGGCTTTGTTACGCTTGGAAATGGCCGCTGCCTTCTTCTTGGCGTCAGCCTTGGATGATGCCCCCCACGCTCTCAGCGAAAGAAGCAGACGCGTTGGTTTGCCCTTGGCATCCCTCTCGGGGCCGGGCATGCCACCCATACGGGCAAGGAAGCTGGCGCGCCTTGGGTTGTCTCCAGATTTAACAGGAGCCTTG